ATAGTTATTATTGTGATGAGAATAGCAGCCATATAGTTGAAGATGGTGGTTATGATTCTTTCCCTTATGCTGTACCGAGATTCCTCAAGACTTCGACAAGCGTTTATGGTCGTGGTCCTGCATTTTCATGTCTTGGATTATGCCGTGAGATTGATCGCTTAGAATTTTTACTCGGTGATGGCGCCGAGATAAAAGCTAATCCACCTTCATTTTTTCCCGCCGGTACAGTTCAAGAAGATATTGATCTCTTACCTGGTGGCGTGAACTTCTATAATCCTTCTCAAGGGAATATCGTATTTTATCAGCCTGATATTGATATTAATGCTAATATCCAGCGTCAAATGGGATTAATCGAGCATGTAAAGAAATTGTTCTATGCTGACTTATTCCGCATGATGGACGAACAAAAGAATATGACCGCGACAGAAGTTAACGCGCGATTAGGTGAGAAGGTCCAAGCAATTACTCCGGTCGTGAATCGTCTTTATGATGAATTCTTTGAAGTGACATTAACGAGAACACTGCAATTACTTGTTGCAAATGGAGTTATTCCACCTTACCCAGAAGAGATTCAAGGCAAGGATTATACAGTTGAATACACGACTAAGCTCGATTCAATGATGAAAGCTATTGAGGTCGAATCAGCAATGCGATCACTTCAGCAATCTGCCGGTATTTATGAAATGCTCATGAACTTCCCTCAAATTGGTTCGGTCATAAATGTTGATCGCTTGGTTAAAAATATCTATGAAGCTAATAACGTTTCAAATGATGTCCTTTATTCAGAGCAAGAGACAGCTAAGATTCAAGAAGAAGCTCAAGAGGCTGCTGCGGCTCAAGCTCAACAACAGCAAATGATGGATAAAATGGGCAATGTTGATCCTAATAAAAAGGCTGAAGAAGGGTCGATGGTTGATGAGATGAATAAACAAGGTCAGTTATGAATATAAGAGCAGAGCAGAAAGCAAAGATTGAGGCACGTGAAAAAGCAGTCAAAGCAAAGAAGGAGTTATATAAACAAATATTCCTGACTGATGCGGGTAACAGCGTTTTAAAAGACTTGGCTCAATTTTCCCAATTTGGTGAAGACGTGTTTGCGATGTCTCCAGATGACAGAACAAATGCGTATAATCAAGGTAGACAGTCAATACTAATCCATATTAAAAAAATCTTGGAGGATTAATTATGGAAGATGCAGCACCGGCACAAGATGCCACAAATATTGATAGCGGTAACATTGGGGGCGGTGAAACTCCTGCTCCGGTTTCAACTCCTGACAGTGGTTCCCTTCTCGGCGGTTCTCCTTCTGCTGATCCTGCCCCTGTTTCGGATACTGCCCCCGATGCAATACCTCAAACGCAACTCTGGCATGAAACTTTGTCAGATGAGTTTAAGAACAGCAAGAACATAAGCAAGTATAATTCTCTCGATGAGATGTTACGCGGGCATGAAAACTTATCGAAAAAGATCGGTGAGAAGAATCTTGAGATGCCTGGTGAAGATGCGAGTACTGCTGATTGGGATAAATTCTACTCAAAGATTGGTCGCCCAGACTCAGTAGATGGTTATTCTGAGTATTCGCCGGAAATGGTTGTTGATGGTGAAGGTAATGAGATTCCTGCATTTGAATTCGATAAAGCTCAACTAAGCGACGTTCAAAAGAAGCTTCACGGGAAAGGCATTAACGACTCACAGATGCAAGCAATTATGAGCACTTACGCGGAAATCTCCACACAAGCGCAGAATGATGCGATTGATATGATGGATCATCAAGCTAAACAGGCTCAAGGTGAATTGCAGCGGGAATTCGGCGATAAGTATGAAGCTAAGATGCGTTCCATTGGTGCAATTGCTGAAACTCTCGGCATTAAAGATACCTTGATCGAGAATGGATTAGGTAATAATCTTCAAGTGATTCGCATGTTGGACCAACTTGGCTCTAAAATCGGTGAATCAAATATAACCGGTGATGCTCGTGGTGCTGCCGGTGGTTTTGAATCTCGAATGGCTGCTCTTAAAGCTCATCCGGCTGCTAAAGAAAAAGGCCACCCAGAGTTTCATTCAATCCAAAGTCAGATTACTAAGCTTTATAAAGAGAAGTACGGCAGTTAATCTAAAAATAATTATACTCCCCCCGAAGCCCGTTCATTAATTTGAGCGGGCTTTTTTATTTGCTGCGTATAACTAATTAAGTGGACACACCGGAAACGGCCCCACAATCGTTTTACTGCCCCTCATAAGAGACACGGCACACAAATTATCATAACTATATTATAAATTAAATTTGGAGAATCCTCATGGGATTAGACAGTCATTGGAAAGTACAGTACGGCGAAGTAATCAGAGAACTTGCCGGATTTCAGCAAAAATCATTGCTAAAAGAATTCATGGACAAAGAAAGTAAGCGCGGTGAGCTTGCATTGTTTGACACAATCGCACCTGCTGACGAAGCAGAATTCAACCTAATGTCAGCAGATACGAATTTCCGTGCTGATTTTGAGACTATCAATTCGCCTGTTTTGGCTGACTGGCTTGCACTTCAGACTCCTCACATGGATGTCGCGCAAGATAAGGTCCTTCTTTCTCCTTATGAGAATATCTGGGCTCACTGGTTCCGAAACATTGATGAGATTGCTGAAAATGCAAACACTGAGTCAATTAAGCTCAAGCAAGGTATGAAGCAAGTTTTCAAGAAGCAAGATACTTGGTTGCTTGACGCTCTATCTCGTGCAACTGAGCAGCGCGGTAAAGATGCTGCCTCTGCTTCTGCGATTGCTTTCCCTGCCGGTCAGCAGATTAATGAAGCCGATGGTGTTTTTGATCTTGAAACTATCTCTGCAATCCGCGAGAAGTTTGAAGCTAATTACCTCGGTGATGAGCCTATTTACTGTGTTATCTCTCCGGCTGCTAAGAAGTCACTAATCGACAAGAGCAACAGCACTTTAAATAGTACTGACTTTGTCGATTCTACTTCTTACTTTATGGATGGTAAGTTACCTGATGTTTACGGTGTTCACATGATCGTTCACCCACTGGTAACAAGTTTTGCCGGTTCGTACGATGATGCGTTCTTTGCGTGGTGTCCTCAAGCGATTATTTACAATCAGTTTGACGCGCTACAGACTAAGATGGACGAAGTCGCTTCACAGAAGTTTAACACCGTCCTTCAAGTTCGTGAGTACATCGGCGCTTGTCGTGTTGATGATCTCGGTGTTGTCCAAGGAACACTTGGCACGGCGTAGTAACGACTTATGGCTTTTAGATAGATAATTGCCCTCCAAGGAAAGGTGGCCGCTAGAGTAAAATCTAGCGGCTGTTTTTTTTTTATTTACCAGAATAGAATTCTCCGAATAATTCTTTCGCCTTTTTATCATAGGCTTTACCGGCCTCATCAATAGTATTGAATGATCCGATGTGATGATTGATTTTATTGGCTCTTATTCTCGCTATCCATTTATTCGACCTAGCACATTGATACACACCTTTGCGGCCTGACGTGTTATTTGACTGTCGGCCTCTATTCATTTGGTTTTCACATAGAGTGCATTGTCTCAGGTTTAGGATATTATTATTGGTCTTTATACCATCAATATGATCCACTACGGTAGGAAGTTTAGAGTAATAAAAAAACCAAGCTAACCTATGGGCTCTTATTTGTTTTCTTACCTTTCCTATTCGCACTGTTATCCTTATATAGCCGCTTCGGTCTAGGCATCCGGCAATTTCACCTTTCTTGTGTGGCCGCCCTTTTATTGAATTACATTTCCATGTAAATAATCCAGTATCGGGGTCATAGTTTAGGCGTTTGGCGGCATTCTGATAAAAGGAAATATCAATTGTATTCATAATAATTCTCACATTATTTACTCATAGAGGAGACTAGCAGACGAATGAGTGTTCGCTTTTCGGTAATGAGCCTAGCTAGTATCTTTACTATAATTCAACTCCGTATAATATCTACAAAGATTAAGAGAGGAAATTTATTATGGCCCTAGCTGCAACTTTGACAGACATCGCAAACTTGGCTCTGGCCTCGATTGGCGAAGAAGTAATTGAAAATATTGATGACGATTCGGCAATTGCTCGCGACATTAACCGCGTAATTTATGAATCAATACGACAAACTCAACTTGAGATATTTTGGGAAGAATTGATTGAAGTGATCGAGCCCTCACGCGTTACAGAAATGTATCCTGGTTCAGAAACTCTTTATCAATATCGATTACCAAATACTTTTCTGGATGTGATTAGTTTAAAATCTTCCGCTGATTGGTTTCTTTCCGGTCAAAAGTTAATTACTTCCGATCCTGCTCCTGTGTTGACTTATAAGCGATATTCAAAAGAGGTTTCAGAGTGGTCTGGCTATCTTGTTGAATTAATTTATAGGCGTGTTGCGGCAAATGTTGCAATGCCATTAACGCAAAATACTCAAGTTACCGGATTAGCACAACAGGCTTATGCCGCTGCTGCACAACAGAATCTTACGAGGAGTTCAAACAGATCGCGCAAGGCAAAATTTCGTGATCAAGGTTTCGGAAATATTCGATCTCGTAGGGTTAATTCTTCTAGTTATCCATTTGGTTACGGTCAACAGGCGGGGAGATAATGAAAATACCAAGAATGAGCTTTAACACTGGTGAGATTGCGCCGGTGTTATGGTATCGATCAGATTTACAGAAGTATGCAAACTCATGTCAACGCCTTGAGAACTATATAAATATGCCTCAAGGTGGTATTCGTCGGCGTTTTGGTTCTGAGGTCGTTGCGAGAATTGGCGATAATAACACAACTAATCGAATAATTGTTTGGGAAGTCGACCGAGCTGAGTATTTTCAATTGATATTTATTGAAGATGCTATTCAAGTTTATGACTCGAACGGCGCCAAGATTTACACTGTTGAATCAATTCCATGGGCTGCTGAAGACTTTGCCGGTTTATACATCAAGCAAGTTTTTGACACGATGTATATTGCTCATCCAAATTACCCACTTAAAGTTATTTCAAGATCTTCGCTCTATGTTTGGGAAATAGCCGATCATGAGTTTCTGGGTGGTCCATTCCTTGACCAAAATTCTGATACTACTTCTACAGTTGCTTATTCTTGGGCTGCTGATGTTGTGACGCTTGTTGCAACTGATACAATTTTTAAAGCTTCTGACGTTGGCCGACTATTTAAAGTCCGTGGTGATGGTGCCGGTTCCGATTCAAAAAAGTACGGGACAGGGACGGCAGGAAATACATCAACGCCATTATCTGCGACTGGCATTGTCACTCTGAGAACTGAGGGCGGCATATGGGACGGAACATTAACTTTACAGGAAAGTATCGACGGCGGAACTACTTGGGATGATATTGGTTCAATTAGGTCTGAAGCCGGTAAGCATAACGGTGAGATCGAAAGGGATATTACTGGCTTCGGTTCTTTAGTTCGTGTTGAAATGACTGAGCGATCAAGCGCGCCCTCTGATTCTGGCTGTATTTGGACTTTAGAAGTTGCCGAGGTTCAGAATAATTACGTGACGATCACGGGCTATACTGATGAAAATACGGTCACAGGTACTCTGCAAGGTGGTTTAACTGACGCGGTGACAACTTATGCTTGGGCTTTCGGTGTATTCGGTGAAGATGAAGGTTATCCAACTTGCGTTGAGATTTATGAAGAGAGATTAATGTTAGCCGGTGTCCTCTCAAAGCCCTCAACAGTTTATGGGTCCACAATTAACAATTGGGATATTTTCCAAGAAGGAACATTTGCAACATCGCCAATAATATTCTCATTGGCTGCCGATGTCCGTAACAGAATAAGATGGATGGTTCCTGAGCAAGA